TACTATGGCCATTTATAATACCGAAATTTTTGGTGCAGATCCATCACGAATTCAGTGGAATATCGTGCGTGGAGACACTTCGCCACTCCGTGTGGAGTTCTACGAAAATGACGAAGTTACCCCATATGACACTGCTGGCTGGGAATACCTAGCCACGACATATGACTTTAAGGGCGATGTATTAGATGAGCTAGAGATTTCTGCTGGGGATGGGTATGTAGATATTACAGCCACCCCAGAAATTACTTCGCTATGGGGAACTGGGTATAACACAGTAGTAGCGGAATTAGCTTTTGATCTCCAAGTTACAATTGATGGCGAGACCGTTTGGACTCCAGTTATTGGAACTATTCGTGTTCTTGGAGACGTTACGGGAGGAAGTTTATAATGCCAACAATTAAGATTGTTCCGTTTCCTGGCGTACCAGGCCCACAGGGTGCAACTGGTGCAACTGGGCCTACTGGTGCCACAGGCCCAACTGGAACACAAGGACCCGCTGGTCCAACAGGACCAACTGGGCCTACTGGTGCAACTGGTCCCCAGGGGCCACAAGGTGATCCTGGTGCAGATGCTACATTTCCAAATCCAGTAAACTGGACACCAGTTTTGTCAGCAACTGGATTTAGCCAAACCTCAAATCCAGCAACTGGGCAGTACATTAAAATGGGCAAGCTTGTTTTTTGTCAAATGACGGTGCCGTTTACAAACGTTACCAATTTTGGTACTGGCATCTATTCAATAAATCTGCCACTCCCAGTCGCACACCACATGACAGTAGACCACGGAACTCTGCACGATGTAGACACAAATGGCTTTTATGCACTGCGTGGCCACGTTGTTAATGCAGGAGACTCCTCAATGACTTTGTGGTATCAGTCAATTGTGACCAAAGATGCGGAATTTGATAACAATTCTCCAATAACGCTAACAACTTCAGACTTTTTCCACTTTGACTTTGTTTATCAAACTACAGTCTAGTATCTGCTATAATTTAGCTAGGAGAAAAGATGGCATTTCCAAATACGTTTAACATTGCTTATTATAAGGGTGACACCTACGAATTTAACATTTACCCCAAAGATTCAAATGGACAGCCATTTGATTTAACTGGATATACGGCAACATTTACAATTGCTACATCCCGTGGACCAAGCCCCGTTTTGTCAGTACAAGGATACGCCACAATTCCAACAGACGCAGCATCACTACGCTGTGCCATTCTTCCATCAGATGCGGCTCAGCTTACTGCTGGAAGCTCTTATGTTTATGACGTACAAATTTCTAAAGAAGATGACGAATTGCCATATCCACTTATATACACCCTGCTAACTGGAAATATAACAGTAACTAGCGATGTGACTGGAGCGGTTTAATGGCAGAAGTGCTTCTCTCTACAGATGATTTAACAGTTCTTGGTGGCCCAGCAAGAATAGAGCTTGAAACAGATTTTGGTGCTGCTGGGCAAAGGGGAAGTCTTATATATGCATCTAATGGCGTACCAACAAATCCAAATTCTGGAATTCCAGATGACGTACTCCCATATGATCTAGCAATTAACATCTCGGCATCAAGTACGAGATATTTGACGGTATACCAGTATTTTTCTGCAGACGGGGTTAGTGGATGGAACGAGCTAACAAGGCTTTCTCCAAATGCTGGATCTGCAAATTTAGATATAACATTTGCTAACGGAATTAGTCAGCTAATTCCAGGTATCAATGGAATTGGTATTCCAGTAGCGTCAATTACAGAAAACACTTCCGTAACCCCAGCAAACTTTAATATACAGTATTCTATTGAAAGTGCTTTGCCAGTTTTGTCTGGAATGCAGGTTTCTCCAACATTTATTGTAGATGAAAACAATGTGCCATACCTTGGCTTTACTATTATTGCTTACGTTGTAAATCCAATAACACAACAGGTTGAGCCACTCAATGGTGTTGTTCGTAAGGTTCACTTATTCATTACTGTGGTATAATTTAGCTGGTGATGGCTAATGAGTACTAGTATTGGAAGAGATTTTACATCCTTTATACCCTCGCTTTCTGATGACGCAAACATTCAAGAAGCTTTTAGGATGTATCATTTCGGCACCCAAGATGGCAGCGAGCCAGCCCCAGCAGATCCAGTAAATGGCATTGAGGGCTATTTGGCTGACCTACAGCTTCAAATAGATAATATTACAGCTGGTGCAGATATTGTCAGTGACCTTGGAAATGCTGTAGATTTAAATAGCGTTATAACGTCTGGAACATACAGAAGATCTTCTGCACCAACAACTGGCTTAAACTATCCAGAATTATCCCCAGGACTGTTGATTGTAATAGCAGCAACATCAACAGTAATTTATCAAATTTATCAAACTCTTGGTGGATCGTCTGGAACCAATCATTATTACTGGAGAGGAAGGGATGCTGGAGGGTCTTGGTCTGCATGGGCACAGTCATCTAAAACAGGACACAATCACGACTCTCTTTACTATCAAAAAGCAGAAATTGACGCAAGAATAAATTCCCAAGCCTCATTAGCTGCAAATTCTGTTGTTGTTACAGACGGAACTAAAAAGATATCTACCTCATCGCTAATTAGTACGACAGAGTTAGAATATCTAAATGGTGTTGGGTCAAATGTTCAAGAGCAGTTAAATAACAAGGCTGCACTAGACCACAACCATGATGGGGTATATCATAAAATAGGCGTTCAGCCAAAAATATTTGTTCAATCAAGTCAGCCATCTAGCGGAGTGCAAGTAAACGACCTTTGGTTCTGGTAGGTGACTAAATGGCACTAATATATTTTAGGCAAGGAAGCTCCGTAGGAACAAATTTTTTATTTTTAGAATATGAATATCAGAATGATTTTACTTATGGTGTAAAAATATTTATTAGTGGAACTAATGTTTCTTATGATTCTGGTGCAATTCTTCCTGGAGCATATGTTGGAGACAGTATAGGCGTATCTGGACTAAGCCCAGGAACGTCTTATACATATACGCTAACGGTAAGAAGAAATAGTAATAATGCCTATATTGGGGAAAGAACTATAACTGCTACAACACAAGCACTGTCTCCGCCATCTACACCCACTGGCTTATTTACAAGTAATATATCTCAAACGTCAATTACATTAAATTGGAGTGCTTCTTCAAATACCACAAACTATACGGTATTTTTAAATGGATCTGAGGTTGGAACTACTACAAGCACATCGTACACATTTAGTGGATTAGTTGCAGGGACAAGCTATAGCTTAAGTGTCAGAGCAAACGGTAATGGTGGAAGCTCCAGCACTGCAACAATAACTGGAACAACTAGTCCATTGCCAGAATATACATATACAATTAATTACAATGCTAATGGTGGCTCAGGCTCAATGTCTTCAACAACAATTACTACCACAAATACATCAGCAACGCTGACTGTTGCAAGTAATCAGTTTACTAGATCTGGGTTTAGCTTTACTTCTTGGAATACTAGCTCATCTGGCGGAGGTACAGCATATTCTCCTGGAAATGGAATAACACTTACTACTGGAAATTCATCAATTACCCTGTTTGCTCAATGGCAAGCCCTTCCGCCAGGATTCACTGAACAGTCAATAACTTCTAGAGTTGCAATAAATGTAAATGTAAACACTTTGCCAGACAACACCGTAACAGCATCAAATGTTAATCAGTATTCACTAATAAGTGCTGGCGGAACATTTCCAACTTGGCTTTCTATAACAAATTCTGGAGGAACTGGTGTTTTGTCTGGAAGTACTAATGTTGCTGGCACATATACATTTAGGGTTCGTGCTACTAATACATCAAGTGGCCAATTCGTTGACTCCAATATAATTACAATTACAGCTTACTATCCAGGCAAAAGAGCCTCAGACTCCTCTAGCTTTGCTGGAATTGAGTCAGCTAGACGATATGATGGAAGCGGTTGGGTAAATCTAACAATTATGAGAAGATGGAACGGATCATCTTGGGTAAATATAACAAACTAGCTTTTAGCAGCCTTAGCCGTAGTCCAGGCAGACCAATCCTTTCCACCATTTGACATATGATATGCAATCTTAGCATTTGTCAGGGGATCAAACAAATCCTCATTTCTTTCAAGTCCATACTTTTCTCTACGGTCTGTCCCCATTGCACCAGTCATATTGATCTGGAATAATCCATAACAATTACTAGATTTATTTAATGCATATGGCCTATTTGTAGATTCTAGAAATACTATTCTTTGTGCTATCTTAAGCTCCCTGCCAGAAAATCCAGCTTTTTGCAGGATATTCGTAATCTGAGCATTAGAAAATCTAAACTTTCTGTTTTCTGGATTTATCCATGGCTTAGTCGTTATTATTTCTACATTCATTCTGTTAAAAGCGGAAGCTCTTTCTAAGATATTCCAATTTCCAGTTTTTAGTGTTTGAGTATATATAATAGGCTTTTCTTCTGCAATTGCTTGTGGCTCACTAGAGCCAAGAAGGATAGCCCCTATTGACCCAAAAACCACTAGTGATTTTTTAGTCAAGGGGGACATCCAAAACCCTAACAAACCTTATTTCTGCATTATCAAAAGCTGGACTGTCTAAAGATATAATTTCTGTTCTATCACCCTTATTGAAACCAGCATGGATTACCTTATTGTTCCCAATGTAAATAGCAGAGTGGTTGAAGTTCTTATATCCTTTATTTCTAAATACCACGACATCTCCAGGCTTTGGATCTTTTACCTTTGGCTTCATCCATCCCTGTTTGCTTGCAGAATGTGGAACTTCTTTTCCCAGTCCTTCGTAAAACCAAACGACAAGACCTGAGCAGTCCCATCCACGTGGGGTAGATCCACTAAAAACATACCAAGTTCTATTAGCATATTTTCTAATTTCTTTAATTCTCTTAGCAATGTGTCTTTTATTTTCAAATTGATGCTGTTTAATTCTTTGTTCTTTTAACTGTGCTGCTGCTCTTTCTGCAGCTATTCTTTCAAGCATTGTCTGCTTATTTCCATACTCAATCATAGCGTCAATAAAAGAAGGACCAGGCTGAGCCTGGCTAAGATTAGCTGAGGTAGTTTTATTGATATTATGATTATCCGAATATCCTACTGCCGAAGAGCAGGCCACAAGAATAACAGTTAAAACGCTAGCTGTTGCAGTCTTTTTCAAGATGCACCTCCTAAAGCAAAAAGCACCTTGTTTAAGGGTGCCGTCTTCTTGGTTCTAATATTTTACCACTAATTTAGTCAAAATGCAAGAAAATGCTGTGATATAATTAACAGTATGGCTACACTTAGAGGATCTGGCTCTTCCTATGCCGTTGGAAATACGCCACCAAGAGTTTCATGGACTGTTGTTCGTGGTGATACGGCAGCATTTAGGGTGTATGTAACTGATGACGAAAAACAGCCATTGAACATTCCAGACTGGAACATTTCTATGGAAATTAAGCGTCCAGATGTGGTTATTCAGGATAATCTTGGGCTTATAACAGATGATGCTACGACTATTCTGGCCCTTACCCCAGCAGCAGACCCAGACGATGAGGCTGGAGAGTTTACAGTATCTCTTACGGCAGCCCAATCAGCCACTCTAGAAACTGGGGATATTTTTGATATTGAGCTGTCTTTGCCACAGGATGAAATTGTTTGGACGGTAGCTCAGGGATACATGGTTATTCTTGAGGACGTAACTGCATAATGGCAACAGCTGTAATTACTGACAAAAATTTTGGCAAAACAAGAAAAATAGAATCTAAAGACTATCCAATCTTAAGGCTAACCCAAAAAAGATATCCAAAAACAATTCGTATAAACGACACTCTTCCATTTAGAATCAGACTGACAAATATCATGGTTCCTGGTTATAATCAAAACAATATTCCAGGTATTGGTTTGCAGGTAATTGGGTATTCTAATTATATTCTTTAACATAAATTCTGTTATAATAAGTTCATGGCCAGAACTACTTTATCCTATGTAAAATCTCGCTTTGAGACTGGTGACAGACCAAGTCAAGAAGA